CCAGTGGCGTTGACAGGTCCAGAGTAGCGGATTCGAGAGGCGCGACAGTTTGCGTTCATGGTGAAAACACCGTCTCTCGTAATGTCTACGCTGAAGCCTTCGACAACGGTTCCATTCGCCACATAGAGTTTATAAGTATCGACCAACTGCGACACTTGGAAGGTGTCGCTAACTCGGCTGAAGCTGTAAGTGTTTGATACTCCAGCAGAAGTCGTCAGTGTCCCAAAAACCTTTTGCAGCAAAGTATCTTCGGCTGGGACGGTTCCGGCTGAACCAGAAGGTTTCACCAAAAAAGGAATGTCAAAAGTCGCTCTTTCGGCATAATTTACGAAACTTCTATTCTGAAGCAGGCGAGTGCCAACCTCAGAAATATCTGAAGTGTTGAACGTTTGCGATAACGCCAAAGGTTCAGTGGTTGTAAATCCATCAGAAGCAGAAACTGCGACATAACTTCCGGCTGTTGATTCAGTGGTGATGTACGGTTGAGAACTTCTTAACCGTAGATACCTGTCAGGAATCGCCATAATGTCTCCTTATTATTCGACATCGTTGTCAGTTGTACGGTAAAGAATCTCATACCGTAATGTGGCTATGAAAAACTCACTTTCGGCAGACGCTTGCCTTATCTGCGTGTCAGTGATTCGGGAATCTATCGCTAACCCGTTCAGCGTTTGGTCGTTCGCCATGGCTTCTTCAACCTCGACAGTCACCTGGTCTAAAGTGCTTTCTGCGGTGTTGCCTTTGGCTACTGCTTCAATGGACAAATCAAGTGTTCGTTGCTGCCTGTTCTGAATCCCAATCTCTAAGCGTTCAATGCTTTCTGAATTCGCGTAAATCAGCAGTCCAGGCAAATCAGTCGTTGCGATTGGATAAGTTCTTGATAGAAAGACATTGCTTCCTGTTGTCGCTAGTCCTGTCAGAACCGTTTGGATTCTTGCTTTGATTTGCGCTCGTTTATGCGCCATTACACACCCAACATGATTTGCGTCATGCCTGTCCCGTCCGGCTGAATCCCTCGAACCGTGTAGTTGACTGCGCTGATCGTCAGCGTGTCACCATGCGCTAGGCTAGAAACGTCAGCAGTTCTTGCTAGTAGTGTTGGCTCTGAGCTTTCCACTTCGCTTTCGTCCAAATCGACAGCCAAAAAATCATTGTCAAAAATCGCCACAAAAGTGCTTGCGTCCGCCTTCGTTACGGTTGAGCCATAATCTGCGAGCATGGCAGTTCTATCGGCTGCGGTTTCAACGCTCATTTGGCTTTAGGCTTTCGTGCTGTTTTTGTGGTTCGAGTGGTCACAGGTGGCGCTTCTGCTTCATCCAAGCCTTTGGCTCTGTTTTCATAGACAACGGCCTTGCCCATGCCGATCAGTTGATTTGCTTCTTTGGGGTCAACGCTAATCACTTGACCCACTCTGACAGGTCCACCGTTCGCAACGGTTCCTCTGACGATTTCAATCTTCATTGGAAAATCCTTTGAAGTCGTTCGTTATAAACAATCACTCTTGCTGGATTCTGCATTAAGTCTCTTGCCTCAATCCACTTACCTTGTTGATCTTCCTGAACTCTTGTTGGTTTTTTATCTAAATCCCACTGATGCCAATAGCGCCTTGGTCCGGTGTAGAAATCGACGCCACAAATGTGAATCTCTGAGTAACCAAAAAAGTCTGCGGTCCATAAGGCTTCAGGCCCTGAAAGTCTGATAAATGGGACAATTCCACCGTGAATATCTTTGTCTCTTAGATTCTTTGGGTCATGGTGAACAATGGCTGGTGAATGGTACTCTTTAAGGTGCGCTACCATTCGGACGTCATGCGCGTAACACCAAGCCAACTCGCCAAGAAAAAGTAAGCCGTGATTATTAACTCCGGCTAAGTCGTAAGCTTTTGAACCAATCTGCGCCTTGGCTTTCGCTAAATCGGAAGGCGCAGAAGGTCCGCCACAAAGTAGGACACAAGGTCGAGCAGCGCCCCAACCTTGTAACTCATCTAGCTGATACACTTAGGCAACGGTCACATCCTGTGCTGCCGCGAAGGATTCAGCGTGAGCAACCGCAATATCCATATCTTGATAAAAATATAGATTTGTTGTGGCTGTTCCTGCTGAACCGTATGGGTCAACCAGCACATCCAGTGCTGAGAAGAAGCCAATGTACAGATCGCTAAAGTTCCCGAAAATCAGCGAGTAAGGCGAGGAACTTGGTGCTTGAGTGGTCTGAACAACGGGATAGCCCATCAAGGAATCAGGCCCAGACATAATCATTCGACTATCTGTGGAAGCAGCCACCAAGGTTTGCATCAGTTTGCCGACAACTGCCGGATGAGTTACCCAACGCAAATTGCCAAGCAGAGCGTTGTCCTGGCTGACTTCAGTCATAATATCAACGACATTGCCATAGGTCAGATTGGCGTTGCCGCTTGTTCCGCCAGATGAAACGTCACCGATTCCGCTTGTGCCTAGAATTCCGGTCGGTTCGTTTGCACCGCCACCTTTGAGCGCAACGTTGTCGATTTTGGCACTGAAGATTCTGACCATATTGTTTCGAATCAACTGCTCTACACTTGGGTCGCTCTGAATCATTAATTCGCGAGTCACGGCAACCTTGTTAGCCAAAAGCTTTGGGCTCATGGTGACTTGAGCAAAGTCGGGCTCGTTGTTTCCAACTGAACCGCCCTCCGCAATGAAAGCCGCTGCGGTGCTGGTGCTGATTTTGGGAATCGCAACATTTCCTTGCAATCCGTTCAGTACGGTTGCGCCCACTTGCCCCAAAATACTGGTTGAAATCAAAGCGTCGATAAAGCGATCACCTCGGTAGTCTTCAGGCACAATGTTTGAGCCTGCGCCAAAAGTTGCTCCGGCTGCGGTTGATACCGTTCGAGTCTGCCAACCCCAATCCGGCACAAAGAAGCCTTTTGGTTGTCTTTTCTGTGTCTTCGCGAGTTCCTGGCTAATTTCCATTTCAAAACCAGCTTTTGACCAATCCTTCTGATCTGCGGCTCGAATCGCTCGCACCAAGGAATAGTTACGCTTTTCCTTTGGTGAGGCGTCAACGCTGAAGTCGATTGGCTTGGAAGTCTTCTTCTCTAAAAGCATGGCTTGAAATTCAGCCAGGCTTTTCTCTTCCTGAAGTGCGCGAAAAGCTAGGTCATACTCGTTGTGTCGCTTACCAAGTTCGAGAATCTGAGAAGCTTGGTTGCGGTACTCATTAAGTTTCTCATTGACTTCATGCCGAACATTTACTTCCGGCTTTTGAACCTGCTCTTCCATTTTATTCTCCTGAATTGCAGTTGATTCATTACCGGAAAGATCCGGCTGATAGTTTCTGCCAACTCCAACAGTAGAATCGGCAGGTATGGAAACCATTGAAACCTCCAATGGTTTGAAGGAACTCACCCGATAAAGCGGTTTGTCTTTATAACCGTTCTCGTCTTTGTTCATTGCTTGAATCTGGTAGCCGATTGAGACGTTGCCTCTGATTCCGTCAACAACGTCACGGTAGACTTCTTCCGCCATTGCGTTTTTGCTGAATCTGACTTGTGCACGAAGCTTGTCGTTGTCCATATACGCCTTTTCAACCACTCCAATTTGCTGTCTTGCGTCATGGTCTAAAAGAAGTGGTGCTTTGCCGCTAGACATGAATTCCATGTCAACGGAAGAGGCATTGTGTTCTAAAACTTCATAACCAAATTCTCTTTCAACCGGATTCGTTGAAGATATGCTCATCATCACGCGACGGTCTGACTCGTCATCCATCATCCGAACGCTTCCCGTTCGGTATTGCGTTTGAACTGGTAAGTCTCGCTTTTCGACTTGTTCCACTTCTCGCTCTTCCGGCTCTTCTGCGACTTCTTGAGCCTTGGCAAACGCCACAATGTACTCGTCTTGCGTTTCTTCAACGTCAATGACATGCCGCTCAGTCATGCTAGTTAAATCCATGTTTCTCTCGCTTTGATTCACGATTTTCTCACTCCAACTTTTGCCAGCATCCCCACCCCACAAAGCCCAGGCGATTCTGCCATTGCTTGGATAGCCTTTTTCTCCTGGTCGAAATCCTTCAGCTTTTTTGTCAACTTCATGCCTCGCGAAAAAGGACTTCATCCGCTTGACGGTTGCCAGTGGCAGGCTCTTGCCGTTGCTGATGTCTCTGGCGCGAGCGATTCCGACAGACGTTCCGCCTCTGCCAAATTCTCGTCTCCACTCTAGGCCACGATTGGCCTCGGAAATCATGCCCTCGGTTGGTTTGTGGTTTTCTGCCATTATTCAACCTCTGGCTCAACAGGACCATGAGGCGAACCCAAAGGCTCAAACGCTAGGCTGATTCCATAACGCTCTGCCATTGCCTTGTCGTTCTGCATTTGCTGGAAGACTTCTTCAACGTCTCTGCCGTATTGTCTGGCAACGTCATTAAGGCTTTTGAATCCGTTTCTTACGGCTTCGAC